TGCCCGTATATGAGCCGGAAGCACTTAGCGTACCAATTGGCCTCGCGCCATACGGTGTCGCTGTAGCAGACATAATAATTTCCTAATTAAATTTAGGCATTTATCGGCTTCCGCCACCAAATGCCACACGAGTTTTACGATCAGGCGCAAGAACTGGCATCCGTGGATCGTTCTCACGCATATAATTGTTGTCAACGGCCTGCATCTGAGATTCAGCATGACTCTTGTAATACTCACGCCTCTTCTCCACTTGTTCCTGTGGTGCCTTGCAGAGCAGTAGTCCACCGACTTCGATTCCGCCCTTCGTACCCCATTCCGAATTATGATCACTCATAATTTGTAGTTCCGGGTGATCTTCGGCACGAACTGGTTCCCAGCCTTCACGAAATTTCTTAGAAACATTCGTGTTATCAAGACTGCCAATCATTGATGTTCGTATCCATCTAAACGCCCAGCCATCTTGCGGATCGGGATCTGGAAGTAATGATGCGGGTTCCCATGGTTCATCGCGAGTGTCGTTTTCACGAGTCTCTAATGTCCGTGGTTCCCGTGGAGCGCGTTCGTCAGCCATCAGGCCATCTCCTTGATTAGCTGTGTTGCATATTGCTGTGGTGTTAAGCCCAGCCGTTTCGCGAGTGCAACTTGTGTCGAACTCAATGTAACTTTGCGTGGTATCGCACCGTTATTTCTAACTGCTGGTGCCACCACGGGACTCGCCCTGCGGCGAGTTGCGGCCTCAACAACCATCGGCTCCGAAGAACCCCGAGTGCTGGGACCGAAGTATGCAGGAAATACTTCCTTCATACGATGATTGATTAATTCATAGTACTCTGATGAATCAGGGTCAACACCCTCATCTTGTATTAGTCTCTCATGGACACCGTAAGCAAAGCTCGTCATTTCCTTATCTTGACCAAACCAAGAGTTTTTTTCCTGCCATTCAACAGCTCTTGGGTCCGGTTCTGGAATAGGAGGTGGATCATATTGTTGTTGTTGAGCTTCTTGGCGTTGGTCAGCCAACACCTGCCGTTTCCAATTTTCTATGATCTTCTGTGATACGGCAGGCGCAGAAGCTTGATGCAATTGTGCATTTGTTAATAGTTGTTGTGCCTTCGCAATGTCATCTGAATCACCAGATTCATGGGCTTTTTTGAACTTTTCCTCTGCAATAACAACAGCTGCCTGCGCTCCATACTTACTGTGTTCAGTTAGAGCCTTTTGAGAATCTTGAACAAGCTTTAAGAGACGCTGATTTTCAGTTTGAAGTGTCGTACTATAGTTAACAGCTTCATTTGCCAGCCTTAACTGCGCTTCCTTGGCCCTGCGCTCCTCGTGATATTCCCATTTTAGTTTTTTCATGCGCTTGAAAGCGCGTTTCCCATAACTTTCAATTTCTTCGTCCGTCGCCATCTCATCATCAGGCCCCGAAACCTCTCCGGGCAGACGCTGGTCCTCTTCGGGACGATCATCTACGACCTGTATGTCAATTTCATCAACTTGTGCGGAAGTCGAACTGTCCGTAGGCGGCTCAATCGTGGTTCTAACGCCCAAAAACTTATCTTCTTCGCTCATTCTTCCGGTTTCTTCACTCATTTTAGGCCCTTTCCACGCCTCTGGGGTCTTCTACGACCGCCTCTACAGTGTCATCGTTGATTAAACGGAATTCTTTACCATGTATTTTGATTCTTGTGCCGCTGAACGCCCGAAAAACCACCCAGTCACCTATCTGACAGTATGGTCCATTGGGAAATCGTTGATAATTGACATAAGCGTCAGGCCCCATGCTCATCACCCAGCCCACAATCGTAGAAATTGACTCTTCATGCTGTGACTCTACCGACTTGATAATTCCACCTTCCGTAGCTTCTTCAATTTCAGGAAGGGCAATCAACAGTTTATAGCCTTTAGGCTCCGGCAACTGTGATGCGAAACTCTTGGTTTCTTCGTCAGGAACAACTATCTGTTCCATAACTTCTTTTGCGAGCGTAGCCACTAAGACCTCTCGTTAAATTGTGCGCTAAAAAGCGAATTAAAAATCCTTCATTTTGTCTTCTAGATCTATAACTTCACGCTCTGCCCAGGCCAGTCCTTCGATGATCCCGCAAACCTTGCGGTAATCTTCCATATCCTTTGCAGAGCCTATAGCCAGATGATCTGCAAGCTCATTCATCTGAACTCTGATCTTTTTTTTCAACAGCGACAGAACGGTTTCACTCACTATTTCTGTCCTTCTCGTCCTTTGCTATATCCTTGCCAACCTTTAACCCCTCCAACTCCTGACTACCCTCAAACTTCACCTGTTCAATTTCTGCTTCTAACGCCAATTTCTGCTCTTCAAGCTTGAGTTTCTCAGTTGCCAACCGCTCCTTGCTCGCAAGCTCTTGTACCTCAAGGTGGAGTTCGGCGGCGTCCATCTGCTGTTCTGCCGCATGTTGTTCCGCATCCATCGCGAGTTTCTGTTCTTCAAGCTGCTGTTTTGCCTGATCAGCCTGCTGTTTGCGCTGAACTTCCTGTTCCTGTATTCCGAGTTCACGCTCACGCTGTTGGACAATCGGATCTTGCTGTTGCTGTGCCTGTTGCTCTGCCTGTTGTTGTTGCTGTTTCTTGCCCATCAACTGATCGGCTGCATCGGCAACTAAAGTACTGAGCCTCTTCTCAACGTCTTCTGGAAGCGGCTGATCCACAGGCGGTAGCGGCGTACCAAGCTCTTCTTCAATTTGTCTACGGAAGGTGAATGCCAAGTGTTCTCTTATGTGAGCATCAAGCGCACCCATGACCGCACCGCCAGCAGGACTATTCTGAACTTCCTGGGCCATCTGCGGATCATTCTTGAGAACCATGTGAACACGCATATGAGCATCGTGATCCTGATATTCATATGCCTTAACAGGAGACATGGTAAGCATATCTTGGTTTTCGCTGACCGGATCTTTCGGAGGTATCTCATCCGTATCGGGAACAACCTTGTCGGCATTCGGAATACCAATCAATTCCATCATCTGCCTGTGCAGAAGTGGCATGTCATAAAGATTCGGTGCCTGAGCTGCTAGTTGCAGGGCGGCTTGGTATTGCATGATCCGTTGTGCCATAGTGGACGCATTGGGGTCCGAAACAGGCACAACATCAATACGGTCATCAAAATCTTCAGCTTTAATACCCTCTCCCGCATCCGTCTCGTATGGATAGTCGGGGTCTGTATATTCGTGAATGATATTTGCTAGGATCTTATATTCCTGCTTTAGGCTGGCGTGAATGCGAGCCTGAATAGCGGACTGCACCTTCATAGCCCGTTCCATGATTGCAAGAGTAGTCCCAACAGGAGCCTCTTGATTCATGTCTGCTACTTTGAGGTCAGCCATTGATGCAAAGCGTCGGCCTTCCTCCACAATATTACCCAGTAACTGATAAAGGACCGAAGAAGGTTCCTTATAAGGAAGGAAGGTGATGTTGTCCTTGATAACACCGCCCGGAACATCGACATCCCTAAACTCTCCCGGCATGATAGGCGTATCATCGCCTTTGATTCTGAGTCCACGAGTCTTCAGTCCTCCTGGCAGATTAGAAAGCGTACCCGCATCTACAAGTTGACGCAGCAGACTAGTCGCTGATTTCGCGAGTCCACCAATCATATGAATCAATCCAAGGTTGTAAAAACCTATCCCCGGAACGTATCCGTAATGTACGAAGTGCTGTTTTTTTGCCTTGTGTTCATCGTCTTCGGCCCAGTTCCGGTAAATCGATAGAATAGTCGAACTAGATTTATCGATGGTAATTACATATGGAAGAGCAACACCGTGTGGATCTTCAAATCCAGGCAAATCGACATCTGCATGCATCTCTAAAAGTTGATGTCGCTCTTCGGCATCATATGAAGGCTTAATGCCACCAATCTCGTTGAATTTATCCGTGATCGGGTTCTCTTCTATATAAGAAGTTGTCAACTCTACATCTTTGTAGAATCCACTAACTTGAAGCTTTCTAACTTGGTTGGTACTACGATTCATTACATGGGTATAACGTTCAGCTTGTTCTAAATCCGCCTCATTGTATGCAACAACGAAATCCTCTGCTGGCACAAACATCGAACTTGGTCTGCCCAGCGAAGGATCAAAGTAGATCTTGCGGAATGCCGATCCCGCGAGCGGTAAACTGAAAAGAAGCTTCTCGGTTTCGGACCGATATTCGGTCATCACTTCGATAAGCTGATAGTTCATATAGTCCTGCACCCGCTTGGCCTGCCCTAGACGCTCCTCCGTTGAAAGCCCCCAGATCTGAGTCTTTACTGGACCCTTGGCTGGCATGATTTCCTGAATCGTTTGACTCTGGAATCTGACCACGGCTTCGGACAGCATGGGGTGAAATACACCACACGCTCCGGCCCACGGGGTTGTGCGATCCTCAATCTCAAGACCTAACAGGTCGAGTCCCTCTTTGTATGTCTGCTCCCAATCCGATCTGCTTCTTTTGTCAGCATCAAATTTGGCGATGCAGTCGAGTGCCAATGTGCGTAACTCACCGTCATCAATAACTTCAGCGAGGTTAGAGTCGAACTCAGTTTCAGGGCTACCGATATCTGCTGACGGGT